TGTAGGACGAGGTGACTGTGGCGGCGGAGGCGTGCCCGCTGCGCGCGCCGCGGCCGCGGCGGGGGACGGCGCAGGCGATCGAGGGCGTGCAGGGGATTCTGGCGAAGGATGCGCTGTGCTGGGTGCAGAACAATACGCTTTACATCAACGGCGCTTCGATGGAGGCGTATATGCCGTCCGTGTCGATCTCGGCGGGGGAAAAGCAGCTCATTTCCATGGGCGCGTATCTGTGCATCTTCCCGGACGGGATCTACTTCAACACCGAGAAGTACTCGGACAACGGGTACATGGGGCAGGAGAATGTGGTCGACGCATCGAGCACGAACATTGACATTTCCCTGTGTCTTGTCGACGGGACGGCGCTGACGGTGAGCTATAAGCAAGCCAGCCAGCCGGAAAACCCGACGAATGGCCAGTACTGGCTCGACACGTCCGGAAAGCTCCACACGCTCAAGCAGTGGGCGGAGGCGACGAGCCAGTGGGTATCCGTGCCGACGGTGTATCTGAAGCTTTCCGCGAACGGCATCGGGAAGGGCTTTCAGCAGTACGACGGCATCCGGCTTTCGGGGCTGACCGGAAACGAGCAGGTCGAAAAGCTCAACGGCAGTCAGATCCTCTACGATGTGGGCGAGAGCTACCTCGTGATCGTCGGCCTCGTCGACGAGACGACGAAGGTGACGAGCGGGACCGTGAAGACGGCGCGGAAGGTCCCAAGCATGGACTTCATCACCGAGAGCGGGAACCGGCTGTGGGGCTGCAAGTACGGCGTGGCGGACGGCGAGACCGTCAATGAGATCTACTGCTGCAAGCTGGGCGATTTTAAGAACTGGGAGTGCTATCAGGGCGTGTCGACGGATTCATGGCGCGCGAGCTGCGGCACGGACGGGAAGTGGACCGGCGCGGCGACGCTGGCGGACAGCCCGATTTTCTTCAAGGAAGACTGCTTCCATCGGGTGTATCCGTCGGCGACGGGCGCGCATCAGGTGGTCGTGCAGAAGTGCGCGGGCGTGCAGAATGGGTCAAGCAAGAGCCTGGTCGTGGTGGATGACCGGCTGTATTACAAATCGCGGATGGGCGTTTGCGTGTACGACGGGAGTCTGCCGCAGGAGATCGGCAGCTGCTTCGGGACGAAGCTCTACTACAATGCCGTCGCGGGCGGCGCCAGAGGGAAGTACTTCATCAGCATGGAGGATGAAGGTCATAACTGGTCGCTGTTCGTCTACGACACGAGAAAGGGTCTGTGGCACAAGGAGGACAGCACCCACGCAGAGGACTTCGCGCGGGTGGACGATGAGCTGTATTTCCTTGAGGACGGGACGCTCAAAACCGTGTACGGGAGTGTCGGGACGCTGGAAGGCCCGGTAGGCTGGATGGCGGAAACGGGGATCATGACGTATGGGCTGGTCGGGAAAAAGTATGTGTCCCGGATCAACCTGCGGATGCAGCTGCCGAAGGGGTCGAGCGTCGATTTCTGGGTGCAGTACGATTCCGATGGAGTCTGGCGGCACTGCGGGCATATCGAGGGCCGGGGGCTGCGGACCTTCCTGCTGCCCATTCGCCCGGCCCGGTGTGACCATCTGAAGTTCCGGCTGACGGGGAAGGGCGAGATGAAGCTGTTCAGTCTGGCACGGGTGCTGGAAGTGGGGAGTGATGCGTAATGGGATCTTTGACACTTGCATACCCGTCGATCGCGGGGAAGACGACGCAGGAGCAGCTGGAGAGCATGCGGCGGTATCTGTGCAGCGTGACTGAGCAGCTGAACCTCGCCGACTGGTCGGCGAAGGCGACGCTGACGGAGATCTCGCAGGCCATCGACGCGGACAACCTCTCCGAGGCAGAGAAGAAAACGACGCTTTCCGGCTATGGAGCGCTGAAAGCGCTCATCATCAAGACGGCGGACTTCGCCGCGGCAAATTCGGAGACGTGGTCGACGAAGCTGTCCGGCAGCTATGTGGCCATCTCGGACTTCGGCAAGTATCTCGAGAAGACACAGCTGACGATCGAGGGAAACTCCGTCGGCATCAAACAGCTGTATGACTACACGGCGGGCGTCAACAACCAGTTTTCCGTCAATTCGCAGCAGTACATCAAGACGGGGCTGCTGTACTACAAGGACGCTGTGCCGGTCTACGGCGTGGGCGTGGGGAACATCGAGACGACGGTGACGGACGGCGGCGAACGGGTCATCGACCAGACGAAAAATGAGCTGGTGACGGTGACGCCGGACCGGGTGAGCTTCTGGCAGGACGGGCAGGAGGTCGCGTATCTCAGCAATAAAAAACTCCATTTCCCATCCGGGACGCTGGAGGCGGCGGGGGCGGTGCTGTCGGGGAAGATCACGGCGGCAGCCGACTCGACGTTCGGGCCGTGGACGATCTCGGAAAGCAGCATTTTCCGCACGGCCAATGAATTTGGGGGCAGCGCGAGCATGTACTTCGGCACGAGCGGGCTTTCCATCAAGGACAAATTCAAGGTGGACGCGAACGGCAAGCTGACGTGCACGGGGGCGGAGATCGGCGGAACGATCAACGCAACGGATCTGAAGCTCGACGGTACGAGCATCCAGACGAAGCTCAAGCAGATCATGGATGAGATCAACATCATCAACAACGGTCTTGAGATTGCGGGCACAAACTTCTCGAACGGCACGATCGGCGGCGCGGAGGGCAGTCTGCAGTTTACGTCCTCCAGCTCGGCGGCCTATGCGGTCGACCTGTCGGGGCCGGCGGTGCGCGTGCGCTCGACAAGCGGCGATGTGTATCTGCAGAACGCGGCTGGGACAGCCAGTATGCAGATAAAATCGGACGGGAGTATCCGGTTTATCGCTTCCGGCGGCGTAAGCGGCATTACGCCGGTCTTCGGATAGGCAGGTGGTCTGAGTGGCAACGCTATCCGGCGCATCGGGTACGCCGACAAGTATCACGCTGACGGTATCCGGTATGTCGTCAACGACGAAGTACAAACGGAAATATGAATATATCCTTGCGGGACAGGTCATGGCGACGGTGACGGACTCGACTGCGGGCACGACAACGGCCCACCGGGTCATTACTGGTCTGACACCGGACACGCTGTATATCTGCCGCGTGCGGATCTACAACAGCAGCACGGGGGCGCTTGTCGCCGAGACAAACTCCATCAGCGTGCGGACGCTGGCACAGTCGACCTCGCAGGCAACGGTCAGCATTCTAAACTTCCTGGATAACCTGACGCAGCTGGCGAGCGGGTCCTTCAAAGGCGATATCGGAGATACGTTTTACATTTCGGCCGCGGGCACGCAGTATCAGACGTACTCGCAGCAGTATCATTTCCTGTACTTCCGGCTCTCGTCGCAGAACTACAACACGGAGCACGACGCGAGCTATCCGATCCCCATCCAGGAAGGGCAGACCGTCAAGGTCTACTACCAGAGCAAGACCACGACGATTCCGATCTACAACTACCTGGACGGGCAGCACACGCTGTCAGACGGGTCCGTCTCCGGCACGATCGGCAATTCGTTTTTCCTGTCCATGTCCGGCACGCAGTACCAGACGTATTCGCAGGAGTATGAATTCCAGTATTTCAGGCTCGCGTCGGAAGGGTATGCGACAAATCACGCGGCGACGGAGACGATCCCCATTACGAGCGGGCAGGCCGTGCGCGTGTACTACAAGACGAAGATCACGGCAGTCGCACCATACATCAGCGGGGTCACGCTGACGAAGAACACGGCGACGGTCACGTGGGACAAAAACGGCGGCGGGTACGGAAGCTGGACGCTCTACTGGGGAAAGACGAGCTATACGGCGATCGGATCGCAGTCGATCGGCAGCTCGCCGGTGACGGTCTCGGGGCTGGAACCGGGCACGACGTATTATTTCTGGATCGTCAACAAGGCCGGGACGGACTCGAAGACGTCCAACACCGTATCCGGCAAGACGAAGGCACAGATCGCGGCCTTCGCGTGGACGAGCGACGATGCGTCGTATATCGCGGCGGGGAAGGCCGTGACATACCTGACGGCGGCGAGCTGGAACCGGCTGACGGCGAAGATCAACGAAGTCCCCGCCGTGAGCCTGAGCGAGCCCAAGAACGCGGACTAGTCCGTTTTCCGCCCGCTTTTTGGGAAAAATAAGGAGAGGGGAGTGTCCGCACTCCCCTCTTTATTGTATGGGGGCCCTGTGCTATTTCCCGTTTTTATGGCTTCATCCCGAGACAACGGCGCAATCGTGCTTATCTGACGGGGAAAGCCCTGATGCCCAATTATCATATGGAGACAGTATGCAAGATATTCTTGATATGACGGTGCCCATCGTCGTCGAAACGTCGGGCCGCACCGAACTCGCTTATGATATTTTTTCCCGCCTGCT